CGAAGAAGTCGACGCCGAGCCACTGACCCTTGAATGCGTCGAGCCCCTGGTTGATGACGCCCGCCATCACCTGGGCGGGAAGGACGCCCATGCTGAGCGCGTCGATCTCCAGGTCGCCCCACTGCCGCGGGTGGACGATGCCGAGCATCGGCCCGGTCGCCTTGGCCACGCCGAGAGTCGTTTTGGCGTCAACGACATCGTTCCAGGTCGCGTTGACCGTCGTCGTGCCGGCCGTCGCGGTGAAGTCGTCCGCGACGTTCGCGATCAACGAGATCAGCGTCTGCGCGACGGAGACAGCGGCGTCCTGCGCGAAGGCGAGCGCGTCGAGCTTGCCGTCCGAGATGAAGCCAGCCAGGTCGTCGATGCTGTAGACCTTCGCGCGGGGCGCGATGGTCACATCGGTCGAGCCGTCGGTGAGCGCGGTGTTCGCGTGCTCGGAGCCGGGAGTCGTCGCCGTGAGCAAGTCGTAGCCGCCGAGCCCGATGTGCGGGACGCGGACGACGTTGGAGCTCCGGGCGGAGCCGGTCGCGTGGAACAGTGCCGGATGCGTCAGGACCGAGCCGTCTCGGTCAGCGAGGAGCATGAGGAACTCGGCCGCCATGACCTCACCTGCGATGAGGTCTCCGATACCGGATGCGACAATTTCGTTAGCCATGAGGGATCACCTTGTGTAGTGGTTCGTCTACACCCGGCGCCCGTGTCGTGGGCCGATCCGTGGGGCTCGGAAGTCTGCGATGTGGGGGCATCGCCCGGCGCCCGTGTCGTGGGCCGATCCGTGGAGCGATGACTCGTCATAGACCGCGAGGGCTCAGCTTGTCAAGGCCGATTCATCTGCTTCTTCAGCTCCTTCCACGGCTCCCAGTTGCCCGTGGAGATGCACCGCTGTCGGACCTGGCGGACCTTCTCGTCGGTGATGACGCCGTTCCCGGCGCCTCCGCCAGGCCCACCGCCGCCCGCATCATGTCGGCGGGGGGCAGGCTTGGCCTTGCCGTCTCCGCCTCCGTCTGACGGCTGAAGCCAGCGGCGGAGGACCGCCGGCGCCTCCTCCGGCTTCGCCTTCAGATCCGTCAGCCAGGGCTCGAGCTCGGGTCGGCCTTCCTCGGGCAGCTTCCCGTATTGCCACTCGACGGCCTCGATCGCATCCGGATCGGACGTGTCCAGCGCGGAGCCGATCGCCTTGTAGCGTCCGAGCCGGCCCTCGGCCTCCGCGGCCTTCGTCTTCCACGCCTCGAGCTCGCTGGCGAGCGTACCCGCCGTGGCCGCCCTCTCCGCGAGTCCCTGGACCTCCGTCTTCAGCGTTGCGACCTCGGCCGCCATCGCCTGCTTCTCCCTGACCGCTGTTTCAAAGCGCTCGTAGGGGACTGTCGCGTCTGCGGTGCCGCCGCCGGCGCCAGCTCCGCCATCTCCAGGCTCGTTCTCGTGCTCGTGCATGTTGTCCTCTCAGGCCGCGAAGCGGCGATTGATCTCGGCGATCTGCGAGACGGCGGCCCGAGCTTCCTCGGCCGTCATCCCGGGGTGAATCGTGCGATAGGCTGTGACGCGGTCCTCGAGGTTGGCATCCACGAGCTTCGCGATGCGCTCGGCCTCGCTGGCGAGCTCGGCCGGATCGCGCGGGATCGCTCGATACCTGATCGACCATCCCTCGGTCGGTAGTCCCATCAGCCCGGACACGAGCGCCAGGAGGCGGCGATCACTGGCGCGGAACACTGGCTCATAGGCGCGCTGCGCGGCGCGCTGGGACTCGCGGCTAACGGCCAGGCTCATCGCGGATCGGACATCGGACTGGCGGCGACTCACGCCGGCAGAGCCGAGGGCGGACTCGACGATCCGGCGCTCGTAGCGCTCGATCCCGGCGAGGACCTTCTCCGGGTCGACGGGGCTACCCCACTGCCCGACGACCGGCTGGCCCTCGTGACCCTCGAGCGCCTTGAGCAGCACGAGCACCGCGGGGTCTGTGATGAGCTCCTGGCGGCGGCCATTCTCATCGGCCTCCGCGCCGACGGGCGCAGCGCCGATGGCGTAGCGCTGGGCCCAGGCGACATTCCGCAGCACATGCCCGAAATAGCTGTAATAGACGCCCAGGTTCAGCCCGCCGTCGAAGACCTCGCGCCCCGTGTACGGATCGAGCAGGCAGCCGGCCTCGGCTGCGTGATAGGCGACGTAGTTAAGGACGGGCTGTCCCTCGACGAGGAACGGGTACGCATCGCCGCTGAGCTGGCGACCGAGCACGCGATCGCTGATGTCGTTGCCTTGCTTGTCGAGCGCCTTGTAGATCCGCTCCCGCGGGTCGGTGACCAGCTTGATCCACTCTGCCTCGTCGTCCGGATCCTCGACCCATTCGACCATCGCGGCAGGCTGGCCAGGTCGCCGGCGGTCGGCGGTCGGCTCAGTCATGTCTGGGAAGACCATGCGCCAATAGGGGCCGTCCTCGTCGACGTCGACGCGCATGAACATATCGTTCATGGCGAGGGTATCCCGCTGGAGCCGGCGGCTGAGCTGCCAGAAGCTCCCGTCCACCAGCGCGGCGGCCGCGGCCTCGCCGCCAGGCGGGGGAGTGACTTCGGGCACCTCGTTGTAGAGCGCGGCGAGCTGGCTCGTCACGTACCACGCCGGGTTGCAGGTCATGTCGGGCGACTTGGCCCAGGCCGCCGCGCGGGTGCTGCCGACCGCTGTGACCAGGCGGGCGCGCACGTCCTCCTCGTGCATCGAGTAGATGATGCGCCGGCGAAGGCGGGAGTGCTCGACTCGGAGCACCTCAGCAGTCGAGGCCGGCAGGGGCGGCACGTTCAGTGCGGTGGGCTTAGGCATGGGAGTCTCCAGGGGCGTCAGGTGAAGATCAGATCGGCCAGATCATCATAGGAGCGGGACTCGACCCACTGATCACGTAGCCCATACATCCAGGCGTCCAGAACGTCTTTCATCGGATGTTTATCGCCGAAGTCCCACTCGAGCAGGCCCTTCCGGAGATGCTTGCAGCGAGGATGGACGCGCACGACGTCGGCGGCGAGGCGTCCATACATCCAGCGGCACCTAATGTCCTTGGTCCGGCGCCTCGCATTAGCCTGGGCCCGGCCTCGCTTCATCGCGTGGACCCTGGGTTTGAGTGCCCTCTGCGGGATTCGCATCGCTCGGGCGAGTGCGCGGTTTAGTTCGGCGTTGCTGCTGATCACGAACCGAGTCCGGGCCGGGACGTCGCCGAAGACGTGGTCGAGTTCGTGCCACTTGATCCCGAGCTCGTGAAGCGATCGGATGATCGCCGTCGCGAACTCCGGCATCGAGGCCGAGCCCGGGATGACAACTTCCGCGAGCGCGTAGATCGTCGTCGGTGTCCTCGATCCCTCCTCGAAGGCGAGCGCGGTCAGCACAGCGCACATCCCCATCTCTCGATCTGCCGCCGCGTAGTCCAGACCGAGGGCGAGCTTGAGCACCCCTTGAGGCGGGACGGCTGTGACCATGGCGTCGTCGTCGTAGACGGTGAAGAACTGCCCCTCACTCCGGCTCTCCCACTCTCCGTCGACGCGGATGGGAGCGTCGATCGGGTTCACCGTCTCCCGTATCTCGGTGATGAAGTCCGCGTCCCAGGGTCGGCCAGCCTTGTTTAGCCTGACTCGGCCGGTGAGCTCGCTGATCTGGGATTCGACCGTCAGCCTCGAGTGATAGTCGCGGACCTGGCCCCTCGTGCAGAGCGCAAGCAGCCAGGGCAGCGGGGGTCCGTTGATCGGCGTCAGCGTCAGCCCGATCGCTCCGCCGGTGTTCCTCACGCGCTCCAGGCACTCATCGTAGACCTCCTGCGCCGGCGGCTCGTCGAGCAGGATGTAGTCGAACTCGGAGCCGGCGATAGCCTCGGGTCCCTGGGCGTTGCCGAAGATCGTGATCGTCGACCCGTTGAGGAACTCGACGACAGGGCGATGACCCCGGAACCCGGTGCGGGAGCTGAACTCGACGCCGTCGACCAGGTCGCGGGAGTGGTTCTGGCCGAGGTGCTCCCATAGGACCCGCTGGATCTCGACCGACTGCATCTTGCTCATACAGACCAGCGCGCATCGGACGGGCGCCGGCGGGACCGCCTTGTAGGGGTGCTCCCCCCGACAGCGGAAGACGAGCTCGGCGCAGCCCGCGAAGGACTTGCCCTGCCGGTTCCCGAGTCGCAACAGCGCCGGCTCGGGCCCGGTGTGGCACAGCCAGGCGACCTGCATCGGTAGCCAGGCGACGAAGTCCACCGGCGAGGACCGGACCAGGCCCCGAA